GCCCTTATCAAGAGGCCGCTGTTAGTGATGCATGTAAAGCATTAGACAAACACGGTAATACAATTGTCGTAGCACCTACTGGAGCAGGTAAGACGATTATGCTTTCCGCGCTCGTAGGTGAACGATACAAAGACGGTAAAAAGATTTTGGTGATGCAGCACCGTGATGAACTTGTAGATCAAAACAAGTCCAAGTTTGAGCGTATCAACCCATACATCACAACAAGCATTGTAAACGGCACAGTCAAAAATTGGGATGGCAATACAATCTTCTCAATGGTGCAGACAATATCTCGTGATCGCAATCTTCGTGATCGTCCAAAATTTGATATGGTCGTTGTAGATGAAAGCCATCATGCAGCAGCAAATACATATTTAAAAGTTATTAACGCGGTAAAAGATGACAATCCAAATGCAGAGATTGTTGGCTTTACTGCGACACCGAATCGTGGCGATGGCAAAGGTCTACGCAGCGTTTTTAATAATTGCTCACATTATATTGAAATCACCACTTTAATCCGAGAAGGCTTTCTTGTTGCACCGCGTACCTATGTAATTGATTGCGGGGTCAAAGACCAACTTGATAAGGTCACACGCAGAGGCAACGACTTTGACATGGATGAAGTCGAAGCGATTATGAACCGCAAGGTGATTAACCAGAAGGTTGTTGAAGAGTGGTTGAATCACGCAGAAGATCGCAAGACTGTTGTATTCTGCAGCACGGTCACACACGCTGAAGACCTGCTAGAAGAGTTTCTTTATGAGGACATCAACGCGGGTATCGTCACAGGAGACACACCAAAGCAAGAGAGAGCCAAAATACTGCATGACCTAGCCTACGGTGACGTACAGGTAGTCGTGAACGTAGCAGTGCTTACAGAGGGCTTTGACGCTCCACCTGTGTCCTGTGTGGTTCTAACACGCCCCTGTTCTCAGAAGGGCACAATGGTGCAGATGATCGGGCGTGGCCTACGCACTATTGATCCAGAAGAGTTTCCTGACACAGTAAAGACAGACTGCGTTGTGCTAGACTTTGGCACAAGCGTTCTAACTCACGGCTCATTGGAAGATCAGGTAAACCTAGATGATCGTGAAAAGGGCGAAGCACCCACAAAGATTTGTGTCGAATGCGAGAGCGAAATTCCTATGGGGGCGAAAGTCTGCCCAATTTGCGGTACAGAAATTGTATCGGAATCCGAGGAAAAAGAGGAACTTGTTCGGTTTACTATGACCGAATACGATCTTATGCAAATGTCGCCATTTCGTTGGATCGACTTGTTTGGTGACGGTAGCTTACGCATGGCTATGGGATTCGAAGGGTTTGTCGGAGTTGCCAACACACCAGAGTTGAGCATTGCTTTCGGAAAAGCAAAAGCAACAGGAATGCAATTGCGCGTACTAGCAGTGGGCGGCGGGACACAGGCTACGGCAGCAGCCGATGACTTCCTGCGTGAAATCGAAGACGGTGGCGCTGCCAAGAAAACCAAGCGGTGGTTAGATCAAAGTGCAACGCCAAAGCAGATCGAACATCTGCGAAAGCAGGGCATCGAAGTGGGGTTCATGGACTTCTCATGGACAAAGTATAAAGCCGCATGCATGCTGAACTTCTTGTGGAATAGAACAGTAATTGAAAGAGCAGTGGAGAAATATCTATGAAAGACGCAAGAACACGTTGGTCTGTTTATGATGATGGACTCAAAATCTGGTATGATGGTGAAGTGGTCGCCAAGATACATCCATCAGAATTTAAATATCTTATTTCTGATTTAGCGTTATGGTTAAGACATAACAACGGAGAGGATGTTGGAGATGCCAAGATTTGAACTCGTTCTTTCAATAGCCAAGAGAAGTGACGAACAAGAACTATACACCGAGGAATACGATTACATGTGCTTTTGTAAAGACCTAGGTGACATAGACGAAATTACCAAAACGGTAAATAAAATCGTTCACGAAGAGTTTCTGGAAGACGAGGAAGGCGAAGTATTGTTCGGGACAGCCGATGTTATCATTAACGAATTAACAGTTTTGATGATGCAATACAAAAATAAAGAAGTCCCTAAAGAAGAATTAAACGAAATAATGGACTTAATTATAGACGGAGCAGGAGAGGAGACAGTGCATTGAGCATGCCACCATTACCAAAGCCAATAAATGAATTGGCATTCATACTGGAAAAGTTTGGTTGGGATACCAAGTTTTCAGACTTATCAGAGGATCAAGTACACGTTTTGATCTTTGGATTGCAAGAAGCAGAAAAGTTATCACAGGAGATTCACGTTGCTGAACTTGAACAAAAGTACTTTAAGTCAACGGGCAGCTTCCCATCTACAAGCATCCCCTTCTGATCCTACAGCAGAAGCTATCAAGGCAGCGGTGGACGATGGCATCTTGCGTAACGAATCGAAGCGCGAACGTCGAAAATATCTTGGCGCATCTAGTGTCGGTGACGAATGTAGTCGCAAGATACAGTATCGTTTTATGAACTACCCACAAGATGAGGGGTCAGAGTTTAGCGCACGAACGTTACGCATCTTTCAGTTCGGTCACGAGATTGAAGACTACGCAGCAAAATGGATCAGGGACGCTGGCTTTGACCTGCGCACAGAAGACAAGCAAGGCGAACAATTTGGCTTCTCTATCGCTGATGATCAAATCAAAGGTCACATCGACGGCGTAATATGCGATGGCCCCGTGGAAATGGGATACCCATCGTTATGGGAAAACAAATCCGCCAACGACAAAAAGTTTCAGTCTTTTGTTCGACATGGCGTAGCAAAGGCAAACATAACTTATGCAACGCAGATCGCACTCTATCAAACATATATGGAGTTAACTAAACACCCTGCGCTGTTTACTGTTGTGAATAAAAACACATCAGAAGTTTATTACGAGCTAGTGCCTTATGATAAGGAGTTGGCTCAGAAGGCAAGCGATAAGGCCGTAAATATCTTGACGGCTTCCAAAGCAGGTGACATCTTGCCAAGAGTAGCACAAAGCAAAGACTTCTTTCTTTGTAAGTTCTGCGAGTATCGGGAGACTTGCTGGAAAGGTGAATAAAAAAGAAGGGGCCAGTCCTAGAACTAGCCCCCTAGAGAAGTATTTATGGGTATGAGGACAATATAATGTCATTAAGGGTAGTTGGCAACACAGGATATGGTAGTAACGGAAAAGATTTAGTCGCAGAGATTTCGGAAAGGGTTCCGTCATATGTGCAAATCGAAGCGTTAAAAAATGCATTTCCAAACGGTAAAGTAATCCGAAATGAGTTCTATTTAGGCTCACTGGATGGCGAAGCAGGGCAATCATTAAAGATCGAAATTGATCCAATGAGTCCAAACTTCATGCGTGGCATGGACTTCAATACGGGTGAAGGTATTGGTGGAATTACAAAAATATTAATGAGGGCCAATAACTGGAAGGTTCCAGATGTAGCAGAACATTTCGCGTCTCATCTAAAGCAAGACCGACCAGAGCCACCTATGAATCCTATTAACCCAAGTCTCGCCCAGCAGTTCCCGGTACAAAATCCTGTACAACCCGAACAAGTTAAGCAGCGCCGGGTAATTGATGTAAACACACCGCACGATGGCGAATACTTATACCTATCGGGAGATGGCGAAATCCTCGTCACAGTGCGCAGATACATTGAACGCACCCCAGCAGGGGAAATTGTTCGGGACAGTGACGGCAACGCTAAGAAAGAGTTTCGCCAGTTCCCTCGTCTGCCTGAAACGCGCCCTCTTTATAATCTGCCTGACATCGCGCAATCAGGTCGCATTATTTGGGTAGAGGGTGAAAAATGCGCAGATGAACTTACAAAGATGGGATATACAGCAACATGCACCATTGGTGGTGCAGGAATGCTTTCCCAGAAAACGAAAGATAAGTTCGACTTCTCTCCATTGCAGGGCAAAGAGTTAATCATCTGGCCTGACAATGACGAAGCGGGTCTGAAACTGGCAAAGATTATTCAAGAGTTAGCCCAAAACGCAGGTGCAAAATCAATTACGATGCTAGTGCCGCCAAAGGGTAAACCTAAAAAGTGGGACGCAGCGGACGCAATTGACGAAGGTTTCGACATTGCCAAGTTCCTGAATGCTCCAGTGCATAAGGTTAAAAAGGCTCTATCGCTCAAAAATCCTAGTCTA